ATTGACCCAGTAAGAAATGGTTCTGCAAGAGTTGTAACAATTAATGTTCTTTCAGGTGGAACTGGATATACTGTTGCACCTGAAGTATCATTTGTATCAACAACTGGAAGTGGTGCAAAAGCAGTAGCGGTACTAGGAAATACTCCACAAACAGCAACACAAGTTGTTAGAGTTGATATAACTGATGGTGGTTTTGGTTATGAAGCGCCGCCAGATATTGTCTTTACTGGATTAGGTTACGGTGCAATTGCGAATGCCATAATTGAAATCAATATTGATGAAAATGATTCATACGGAGATAATAATAAGTTTATTTCTCAGTCCGATAATGTATTCAATGAGTCTAATCCATTTGGAGATATGTTATAATGTTAAGCGGTCAAGTATTTTACCACGCAACATTACGTAAAACAATAGTGGCCTTTGGGCGTCTATTTAGTAATGTTTATATCGATCGTAAAGCTAATGACAGCGCTACCGGTGAAATAGTTCAGCGTTTACAAATTCCACTTGCATATTCACCAAAAGAAAAATGGATAGTTCGTATTGATTCTGATCCAAATTTAGAAAATTATACTTATACATCATTGCCAAGAATGGCATTTGAAATTACTAGTTATAGTTATGATCCTTCAAGAAAATTACCAAAACTAAATAAGATTACATGCGGTGTAAAAGACAATGAAAGATCTTTTACCTATACCCCTGTTCCATATAATATTGATATATCATTATATGTATTAACAAAAACGCAAGAAGATGCTCTTCAGATTATTGAACAAATTCTTCCAACATTTAATCCAGATTATACAATGTCCATTAATGCAGTACCAGAAATGAATATTGTTCAAGATGTTCCGGTTATACTAAATAATATATCCGTTTCTGATGAATATGACGGTGATTTTCAAACTCGTAGATTTGTTACTCATACACTTAATTTTACATTAAAGGTTAATCTGTTTAATTCGGTAAATAGCAATGGCGTGATCAAAACAGTTATAGCAAACTTGACTGATCCAAATAGAGAATTTACAGCCAGTCAATCTACTCCTACAAGCAACATTAATGAAGATTGGACAGATTTTTTATAAATGACTCAATTTTACTTATCTAATCCAGCGCTAAAAGCTGCTGGTGTTCAAATTCCTTTTACTGAAGATAATATCCAAGAATATCTTAAGTGTACAAAGGACCCATTATACTTTATTGAACATTATTGTAAAATTGTTTCACTTGATGATGGTGTTGTTCAATTTAAACTATTCCCATATCAAAAACGTATTATTGAAGCATTACACAATAATAAGAAAGTTATTGGTAGATTATTTCGCCAAAGTGGAAAGTCTACAGTTGTAGCTAGTTACATTACTTGGTATGTTTTATTTAATGATAATAAAACCGCAGCTATTTTGGCAAATAAACAAGCAATTGCTAAGGAAATTTTCCTTCGTGTACAGTTTATGTATGAAAATCTTCCAAAGTGGCTCCAACAAGGAGTTGTTGAATGGAATAAAACGTCTTTTTCAATTGAAAATGGTTCACGATGCTTTTGTGCGGCAACATCGGCCTCAGCAGTTCGTGGAACTTCTCTATCATTCTTATTATGCGATGAGTTTGCACATCTTAAACCAAATTTAGCAGAAGAATTTATTGCATCAGTATTTCCAACAATATCATCTTCCGAAACATCAAAATTAGCAATTATCTCTACACCAAATGGTTTAAATCACTTTTATAAGTTATGGACAGATGCCGAGGCCAATCTTAATGGATTTATTCCAGTAACAGGACATTGGACAGAACATCCAAAGCGCTCACAACAATGGGCAGACGATCAGTTAAAAACACTTGGAGAAATTAAGTTTCGCCAAGAAATTCTTGTAACATTTGAGGGTTCATCTTATACCCTTATTGATGGCTCTAAATTATCTACTATACCATTATCAAGACCTATTTTTGAAAAGGATTGTCTTGAGATATTTAAGTCACCAGAAAAAGACAAATCATATGTAATAACCGTTGATGTATCACGGGGTCGCCACCAAGATTATTCGGCATACTCAGTAATTGATATTAGTCAAATGCCATATGAAGTAGTTGCTACTTTTAAAGATAATACAATTAGTACACTTGAATATCCACATTTACTTTATAATACAGCAAAACAATATAATAATGCATTTATTTTAATTGAAATCAATGATCTTGGTGAAGAAGTATCAAACACTTTATGGTATGAATATGAATATGAAAATGTTTATTTTACTTCTGGAGATGACTTAACACAACTAAAAGGTTATCCCGGAGTAAGAACTACAAAAAAGGTTAAGAGTTTAGGCTGTTCTGTATTAAAAGACTTAATAGAAAAAGATCAATTAATTTTAAATTCACATCAAATTATTCAAGAACTTGGTATTTTTGTGTTAAATAGAGGATCATATGCAACAGATGATCCAGCAATCAATGATGATCTTTGTACTACGTTATGGTTATTTGCCTGGTTAACAAAACAACAAGTATTTCAAGAGATTACTAACCATAATCTTAGAAAAACATTAACTGAAAAGAAACAAGAATTTATTGATGCGTCATTGACTCCGTTTGGATTTTACCAAGATGGTAGATCTTTAGAAGATGATCAAATGTCTAATTTTGAAAGAAATAAGTTAAACCCAGAAAAAGATAAATATAATTTAACACCAGATCAAATAGAATTGTTAAATTTGTAAAATTATAAATATTAAAGTATTAAATTGTTCACGTAAAAGAACAACGTCTGTTATATTAAATAACATGAGAATAATGTAATAAGGAGATTAAGATGCCATTTCAATTGTCACCTGGCGTTTCAGTAGTAGAAAAAGATTTTTCATCGATTGTGCCTGCCGTTTCTATATCAACAGGTGCTTTTGCTGGCGTCTTCACTTGGGGTCCAGTGCTAGATCCAGTAGCAATTACTTCAGAAAATAATTTAGTTCAACGTTTCGGTAAACCAACCGATGATACTGCACAGTCATTCTTTACAGCAGCCAATTTCTTAGCTTATGCTAATAATTTATTAACTGTTCGTATTGATACAGTTAATCACAGAAATGCTGTTTCTAGCGGCACTGCAGTTAAGATCAACAATACAAATGACTATTTGCAAAATTATTCAAATGGTCAAGGCGCTGTTGGTGAATGGGCTGCTAAGTATCCCGGCGTCCGTGGAAATGGTATCACTGTTTCTATGGCTGACTCAGCATCATTTTCAGCTTGGACATACAAAGATTTATTTGATACAGCACCAAGCACGTCAACAATGGCAAGTGCTGTTGGTGGTTCAAATGATGAACTACACGTTGTTGTTATTGATTTTGATGGTACTGTATTAGAAAAGTTTGCTTATGTTTCAAAGGCAAATGATAACCGTAAATCAGATGGTACAAATAACTATTACAAGAATGTAATCAATTCACGTTCACAATATATTTGGTGGATGGATCATACTGCTGATGGTACCAATTGGGGTCAGGCATCTTCAACTACTTTTGATACTATTACAGCAGCAGTTACAAAAGTTTTATCAGGTGGTGTTGATGACTTAACAGCAACTGATGGTCAAATTCAAAATGCATATTCAATCTTTGCTAATGATGAACTTTATGATATTTCATTAATTCCAGCTGGTAAAGTATCAGCTGCTACTGCAACATTTATTATTAATAATGTTGCTGAAGTTCGTAAGGATTGCGTAGTGTTTGTTTCACCAGAAAGCGTTAGTGGTGATGTTATTATTGGCACAGGTGATTCAGTTGTTAATGAAATTAATGAATATCGTAATAGTTTACCGAGCACATCATATGCAGTAATGGATTCAGGTTATAAGTACCAATATGACCGTTATGCTGATAAGTATTGTTGGATTCCATTAAATGGTGACGTTGCTGGTCTATGTGCTCGTACTGATTATACAAATGATCCATGGTTTTCACCTGGTGGCTTAAACCGCGGTCAAATTAAGAATGTAATTAAGTTAGCAGTTAACCCAACTAAGACAGATCGTGATAACTTATATAAGAATGGTGTTAATCCAGTAGTTTCTTTCCCAGGCCAAGGTACAGTTCTTTTTGGTGATAAGACTCTATTGGCTTCACCAAGTGCATTCGATCGTATCAATGTCCGCCGTCTATTCATTGTATTAGAAAAGGCAATTGCTACTGCCGCTAAGTTCCAACTATTTGAATTCAATGATCCATTTACACGTGCACAGTTCCTAAATCTAGTTGAACCATTCTTACGCGATGTACAAGGTCGCCGTGGTGTTACTGATTTCCGCGTTAAATGTGATGATACAAACAATACATCACAAGTAATTGATTCAAACCAATTCGTTGCTGATATCTTTATTAAGCCATCTAGAAGTATTAATTTTATCAGCCTAAATTTCATTGCTGCACGTTCAGGTGTGTCATTCACTGAAATTGGTGGTTAATTAATAAATATAATTATTGAAAATTATTAGAAAGAAAAGAGGAACCCAAAATTGCTAACATATCCGATTTTAAAAGTCAGTTAATTGGCGGCGGCGCCCGTCCTAATCAATTTCGTGTTGAACTAACATTCCCAACATTCGTTGGTATTGGTGGTTTAGTTGGTTTAAATGCTCAGTTTCTATGTAAAGCCGCTCAATTGCCAGCATCAACTATTAATAATATCGAAACATTTTACCGGGGTCGCCCAGTAAATTTTGCGGGCGAAAGAACATTCTCACCATGGACTGTTTCAATTTATAATGATACCACATTCTCTATTAGAAATGCAATGGAAGTTTGGTCTGATGGTATTATTAATAATTCACGCACAAACGGTATTACTAATCCCCGCGATTATCAAGTTGATATGTTAGTTCATCAACTAGATCGTAATGGTGCAATTGTTAAGACATACAAGTTTGTTGATGCATATCCAACAAGCACTGGTGCAATTGGTCTTGATTATGAATCAAATAACCAAATTGAAACATTTGACGTTGAGTTTACATATAACTATTGGACTTCAAACACATCATCTGGCGGATCAGGCTTTGGTATCACGACAACTGTCAATACTCCACTTGGTTCGTTCCCACTAAATATCTAATAAATAGATTTTTAGTGGCTTAGGAAAAATATTATAATGGCTGGTATCGAATTATTTGGTTTTGAGATTAAAAAGAAGCAGGAAAAAGACATTCCTACAGTGGTTGTTCCGTCATCTGATGACGGGGCAACCGTTGTATCATCTGCTGTCGCATCTTATTATGGTCTAACAGTTGATCTTGAAGGCACTGTTAAGAATGAAAACGATTTAATTAAGCGTTATCGTGAAGCGGCACAATATCCTGATTGTGATTCAGCTATTGAAGATATTATTAATGAAGCTATTGTTCAAGATGAAGAAAAAAAACCAATTAGTATAAATCTTGAAAAATTAAAAATATCAGAATCTATTAAAAATAAAATTCGTGACGAATTTGATATAGTTCTTAATCTGTTTAAATTTAATTTAAAGGGATATGATATCTTTAGATCATGGTATATTGATGGTAGACTATATTACCAAATTTTATTAGATGAAAATAGACCAAAAAATGGTATTTCTGAATTACGCTTTATTGATCCACGTAAAATTCGTAAGATCAAAAATATTAAAAAGAAACGTAATGAAAAAGGCATTGAAGTTGTAGAATCAATTGAAGAATATTATCTTTATAACAATAAAGGTATTAATGAGAATTCAACACAAGGTGTTAAATTATCTCTTGATTCTGTTGTTTATTCTCATTCTGGGCTTCTTGATCCTGTAACAAATCTTGCTTTAAGTTATTTACACAAAGCTGTTAAACCAGTAAATCAACTTAAAATGATTGAAGATGCGCTAGTAATTTATCGTATTTCGCGCGCACCTGAGCGTAGAATTTTTTACATTGATGTAGGTAATTTACCAAAGCTTAAAGCAGAGCAATACGTCAATGATATTATGAATAAATTTCGTAATAAGATTGTTTATGATGCTGCTACTGGTGAAGTTAGAGATAATCGACGCCATATGTCTATGATGGAAGATTTTTGGATGCCACGCCGTGAAGGTGGAAAAGGCACAGAAATTACTACATTACCTGGTGGCCAGAATCTAGGTCAAATTGAGGATATTAATTATTTTCAAAATAAGTTATATCAATCATTAAATGTACCAGTTTCTAGACTTCAACCACAACAAGGCTTTACTCTTGGTAGATCTACTGAAATTAGCCGAGATGAAATAAAGTTTAATAAGTTTATTAATCGTTTACGTAAAAAGTTTTCAAGTATTTTTTATGATACTCTTCGTGTTCAACTAATCGCAAAGGGAATTATCAGAGCTGATGAATGGGAAGAGTTATCAACTAATATTTCATTTGATTTTGAATCAGACAATCATTTTGCGGAATTAAAGAATAATGAGATCATTCAACAGCGTTTGAATGCACTACAACTTATTGATCCATATGTCGGTAAGTATTATTCTATTAATTTTGTTCGTAAGAATGTATTAATGCAAAATGAAGAAGAAATGAAAGAAATTGATAAAGAAATTAAAGATGAGCAAAAACAAATGATGGACCACGCTGAAATGCAAGGACAACTTGCTCAAGCACAACAAGGAGAATAGGAATGAGCGTAAGAGATCTAATTGATGCCATTTATGTTGGCGACTCAGAATCAATTGAAACGGCTTTTAACCGTGAAATGGCTGAACGTATTTCAACACGTTTAGATGCAATGCGAGTTGAAGTAGCTAAGAATATGTTCAATGAACAAGTTGAAGAACTAGACGAACTAGAAGAAGAACTAGACGAAGAACAACTTGATGAACTATCAAAAACTACACTTGGTAGTTATGCTCATAAAGCAGTAGATAAAGCTCAAGATCATGCACATGATGCTCATGATAGTTATCGTCTTAGTGATAAAAAACAAGCACAACATGTTCATAAAATGGCTAAAAGATTGCAAGGCGTTGAAAGAGCTGGTAAAGCATTAGGTGATAAAACAATTGGCAAAAGCGCAGAAAAATCAGTAGATTATCATCTTAAGCAAAGACGAGCTTCGGATAATTGGGATTGGGCAGAAGC